TATTTCGTTAGTTCTCTTATTATATAAGAACGCTCCTTCTATTTTAGATACGTCTACAGGCACTACACTTGATCTAATTTCATTATATGAAATTTTATTTTTTGGTTTTCTGTAATCTAGTACCGCACCTCTTTTATTACCAGAAGTTTGATTAGGAAGTCCTACGTAAATGTGATTATCTTCAATTAATAAATTACGTCCAAATTCTATTTCTGCATTTTCGTATATTAATCTTTCTGAGAATAGTAAGTTATTTTGTAAATTTTCAAATATGTAAATATTACCCTTATCTATTTTAGAATTTTTAAATGATGTAAACTTACTATCAAACGTAGTTTCTGTTCTAGTTTCAGAAGTTGTATCCAAAACATACGAATTTTCCAAAGCTTCTTCAAACGTGTCGAAGCGAGTTGGTATTGACACATCGCCATTGATACTAGATACAACTAGACTATCCTTACCGTATGCTAATGAATTACCAAAGCCTTCAACTTCTTCGTTGTTTGGTGAATATAGCTTAATGTTAGGTTGTGTAATTTCTCCATCAACAGTTCCAAACTTTTGATTTGTATAATTGTATTCATAAACCCAAACAGAACCTTTATTAAATCCTTGTTCGTCATCTAGCGGAACACTTACTGCTATCTTGTTTCCTTGAGGATTGATAGATACAGAATCTGCCCATTTATTAATGTCAATATATACGTCAGGTGTTTGAGCATCATTATCGTGATCACTTAAAATATAACTGCTTGATGGTGCTTTTATAATTTGAGAAAGTTCATATTTGTTATCTTTTAATTTATAAATTGCAATAGCTGTTTCTAATGTACTATCTGACAATTGTTGTTTTGATCTAACAACTAAAGTTTCACCCTTGTCGTCTAAGGAAAATGTCGATGCAAATTGTTCTATATTTTCTATAGGATCGTAAGTTTCTTCTAATAATGCCTTGAAGCTAGTTAAATTTGGAAGATAACCTAAATAATCAATTCTATCGTCTGTTATACTCCACGATGTATTTTCTTCAGAAGGTACACTTATTGAACTTGTAATGTTTGTGGTTGCTGTCCAAAATACAGACCCATAAAGAACAATATCTCCTAGTTTATAACTAGCAGTACTGTCATATGTTCCTCTGTAATTAATATCTTTTCCTCTTTGCCAACTGATATTATTCCAGTAAATAGAATTTTTTATTTGATCTTCATTTACTGTAGTATCTTTTAGTGCAATATAATAATTGTCTCTCCATTTAACAACATCGCCAATTGAATATGCTTTGTTTAATTGATACGAGCCTAAGAAGTTTTGATCTATAGTTGTCCCGTGATTATATATTTCAATAGCACCAGGATTTTTCCTCCATTCATACGGATCATTTCTAGCGTCTCCAGAAGGTTTATTAGAAATTAAAAGCTTATACAAGTTGTTTTGTTTTTTAATTTCTACTTTAGAACCAAAGTGCTTATCTTTTCCTGCATATTCTGAAACTAATGTAATTTGATACTGATAAGATCCAGTAACGTCTTTTCTAAAAATGCTAACAGCACCTTGATTTAAGTACCCAGTTGTGCCTGTTTTTTCTGCAGGAATGTTATAAACCTGCTTAAAGTCTTTGTTTAGACTAGAAGGATAATTAGGTTCTCTATCAATACCTGTAATAATATCTTCATTAAAGAAATAATATTCTTGATCAATAATTGGAGTTACATTATCCCAAGTAAATGTTGTTGGAAAGTTTCTTCCGCTATCAATAACTAATAATTTTCCTATTAAACTTGTACCAATTGCAATATCATTGTTAGGATTTAATACAGTACCTATAATTTGATCAGGATCACCGTTGCCTCTAAGACCTGGGTTCGACAAACGTCTTAATTCATATCTTCCGATGTTTGTTAATTGCTCCCAAGAACCTGAAGCAATATCTGGTCTTAATTTTACATATACTCTTACACTATTAAAGTTTCTTTGATAAAATACAACTTCCGCCGCACTTGTTGTAGTAGTAGTTAAAGCAAGGCCGCCTTGGCCGTCTCTAGGATATTGCACATCTACTAGCACATCTCCAATTTCTGGTTCAAAAACATTACCTTGGAAATCAAATTCTGTAAAATCAAAATCAATAAATCCATCCCACATATCTTGAATAGTATGTGTACCTGTAATATCGTCAGTTGTAATGCCAGTCGGAGTAATATCATATGCTGAATTATCAAAAAACTTAATATTAATTTGATAACTAGGATTGTTTAAAAATCTTTGATAAATTATATCGGAATATGTTTTTGATATTCTTATTACAAACCTCGAATCCGGTCTTGATAATTCTAAACCGTTGTTGTCGCCAGTAAACGAAAGATGATTTATAAAACTTGCTTGGTTCTTTCTTAAAACATACGGACCAATTTCAGAAATTGTATCTTGAATATTATCATAGACATTTATTGGTTCATTATCAAGTATTTGCGCTGCTGTTCTAACATCAGAATAAACTAGTCCTCGACCAACATCATAGTAAGCACGGTTGTTAGAATATGTAAACTCATCTCCAGAAAATAGTTCAGTTGTTTGTGGCTCAGGGTCGTTTCCAATATTATATGTCTTAAATAACCAATATCCTGATACTTCCTCTGACGTTGCATATGTATTTTCTTCGGTATAGAAGCCTACAAAATCTCCAAATGCAGTAAACAATTCACCGTTAACTGTAAATACGCCGTTTCTATTTTTTAAGTAGAGTACCGCACTATCTCTATTAGTACCTACATAGTATACTTCAGCTGTCCCTGTGTCAGTCTGTATAAAGTCTCCTATATTAGGTAAAGTTACAAAAGTTTCTATAAAGAATATGTTATCAATTTTTTCTTGGATAATATGTTCTCTAGATAAAAAGTTTACAGACAGTTCTGATATTCTGTTATCAAAAGGAAAATAATCATCTAATGTTGGATATGCAAAACTTCTTTGATTCCAGTACAATGTAACTCCGTCGCCGGGTGCTGTTCCATTGTACATATCGCTAGGTGCTCTAATTAAAAAGTGATCTGTTACATTATTTTCTAAACCAGGATCTCCCGATACAAGTAGTGTTAAACTTGTACTATCTGTATCTGCTTGATCTACTAAGTTAATATAAGAATCAAATGTACTAAAGGGCTGATCTTCAATTTTTGGTAATATTTCTCTGTTTGCTCTCCATAAACTTTCTTTATATCTAACTATATCACCTTTAACATAACTAGTGTCTGTATCAAAGTTTCCTTTAAATTTAGTTTTTACATAACTTGCATCTGGTGCACCGATTACTAAATATTCGCCATCTTCGGAAACATCGATACTCTGTCCAAATTTTGAAAGTGCAGGATCATAGTAAAGTATAGCATCATCGGTTTGCTGTGTCCAGTTTTCTGCAACTTCTGCATCACTAAAAAACGTTCCACTAATGTGATTTCTTTTTGCTTTCCAGTATGTTCTAGTACTATCTAAATCATATACAACTATATCGTTTGTATTATATCTAGTATTTTCAGTCCACACTTCAATAAAGTCAGGTGGCAAAATTGTTTGATCAATTTTTAAATCCCAAGACTCGTTTGTTCTTCTATAGTAATCAACTTTACCATTAAGCTCTGAATCAGAACTAACAAACAAATTTCTATTGTCAGCGGTAACTGCTATACTGTTTGAATAGTTTTGTAGTATACCTTCAAAACTTTCTATATTTTGTATTTCTTGTCTTTTTGCATATATTGGTGAATTTTCTATAACTTTCCAATCGTTATTAGAATAGTTTTCAATCCAAAATCTTTGATTTGGATATAGTTTTTGCTGTGCTAGAGTATTTGCTTCTGATATATCATTAACTTTTACAGAACGTAATTTAGATACCGTAAATTTTTGATTTACAAATGTATCGGGTAGATCATCTTCAGGTACATAAACTGTAACGCTGTTTAGATTTATACTTTTAACAATGTATAATCCTGTAAGATTATATTCTTCAGCATTTTTAATTCCAATAATATCTCCTTCTTGAATAAACGGAGACGCCCATCTATCAAGAGTAATCTTATATGTAACTTTACCATCTTGTGCAACTAAATTATCTTCGGATAAGTCTAATGCATACGCATCTGCGTGTATATGTTGAAATACATTCCAAGGCTTAACTCCTGATTCAGTGATCCATATATAATCTCCAAGTCCTAAAAGATTTACATTACCATTTGGTAATTCGTCTTCCGAACTTGCTACAAATGTCACATCTTCTTCTCTTACAAATCCGCCTGATTTTATATATTCTTCTGTAACAACCTTTGTCGGGAAAGGTTTATGATTATAGTCTACAGGTTTATCATAAACTTCGTAGGGCAAAATTCTATAGTGCTTATCAAAATTAGAATTAGGAATTACATTAACTAATTCTATTGCCTGCGGTGACTCTAAAAGTTTATCTTCTTTTAGATTAAACTCGACTTGTTTTTTATTATCAACAGCGCCATATCTTCCAACTTGCAGAGCCCATTCTTCATAAAACTCCAAAGTATTCTCACCGGCACTACCTAAAGATCCAAACAGTTTAGTTAAAGCATTTTTTGTACCTTTGTCTTGTATAAATCCTTGATAGAATTTATACTGACTTACATCATCAGGTATAATATTTGACAAATATTGTCTTTTCTGGAAACCAGTAAGATGTTTTGCCATTCTTTGTAATTCGCTATCAAAACCTTGCGTATCTAAACTATAAAAATCATTAAATTGATTAATTCTATAATCAAAGTTTGTTAGCAATTCAGATTCAGGTTTTTCACTTAATCTATACCATTTACTACTATCAAATTTAGAAGCACCTGATACATTGGCAACTGCTACATAATAATATTGTTTATATTTTATAAGATTACCAATTTTATAATCTTTCCATTTTTCCCAATCTACTACTGTTGCGTCATCAAATATAAAGCCCGGTATGTTTAATCCTCCATTCCAGTCAGCTGCTTTATATCCTGAAATTCTAATTCTTTCTTGTCTATAACCAGTTGAAGGTTGGAATACAATATCATTAAAAACCGTTTTATTGTCAATTAAAACAACGTGTTCTTTTTGTACAAGCGGCAACGATGCACTATACAATCCTTCTGCTGTATTTTCTGTTTGTATTCCAAAACTGTTTTGATTTCTTAGTAAGCTACTAAATTCACTTGACAAAGGTTCGCCGTTTGCTTGTAAGATAGAGTAAGGATAAAACTCATCATTAATATTATCAACTACATAATAGTCTTTCTGGAAGTTAAATTTGTTTGCAGCAGGTGATAATGTTATCACTGTGCCTGCGGCCCAACCTTGTGTAGTCCAGAACAAAAATTCTCTAGCAATTTGGTCCCAGTTATTAACTGATCCATCTTCTTCTACAAAGTTAAAATCAAATCCAATTTTTTGTAACTGTTTTCCGTAACCTAATAAAAAGTCTACTACTTCTTGAGAAGTTCTTAGTGTTGTTCCGTATGCTAAACTTTGAGCAACTGTCTCAAAGTTGCTTTTAAACAATGCTGTTTTGCCGCCGACTGTAGGCAACTCAGGTAGTTTAACTAAGTTTTCTAAACTAAATGTTTCTTTAGATGTATGAGTTTTTATTACTCTATAATAATCATTTATATATTCTACTACTGTATCTTTTACATAGTATTTTCTACCTTGCCATTCTGAAGAATCTTCAGAAATTCCGCCAACAGTGACCGGAACTGCTTTACTACCAGAGAGTGGCATAAGATAATTAAAAAATGGATTTTCGTTATTATACCCTCTTATAGTGTATCCTGAAGCAGTTTTCTCAACAACTACGCCACTATATACTGCTACATCTAAAGGAGAACTAGTATTAAAGAATATTTTATAGTTTTCTTGAGGAATATATATTCCTCCCTCTTCTAGCTGTTGTTGAGGACTTCTGCTATCAAGAATTAAATTTAATTTTTTAGTATCGCTAAAACTACCTAATTTAAAACCAAGTTGGTTTGTTATACTAGTAACTTCGTTTTGGTAGTCGTTGTAAACTGTCAGTATATCACTTGCAACTAAATTATAAATGTAATTTACAAGGCCAGCAGTTAGTACTCTTTCATTATCTGCATATGTATTAGGAAACACAATACTATCAAGTGTAATATTCTTGTTTGTTACAGAATATACTTTTTGATTTGCTAAGTTAGTTGATATTCTTGATACATCAAATGCTTCGCCGATTATTTTTGAAGGTTTGTTTACTATCATACTTAATAGCACTGCAAACGGATAATCAGAACTTCTACGCCACGCTGTTTCTACAGGAGCTTCGTCACCGAAAGTAAAATTACCTGTTGATTGGCGCAAAACAAATTGTTTTACATATCCACTTTCTTGTGGATGTTTAAGTTTGCCTTGAGAATCAACTGGTATCCAAGAAGTGATTCCTGGTCTTGCATAATCAGCATTATACCTTATATTTCCTGGCTCAGCAATTTTTCCTTCTTGGATATCTCTCCATAGAATTAAATTGTCACTTGTGTACGGAGCAGGTCCGTATACTTCATTCCACCATTTTGGTTTTATTTTGAAACCTAATATTTCCCAAGGATTGCTGTGCGGACGATCAGTATCAAATGCACGTTTGTATATGCCTCTCCAGAAACCAGGCAGTGGTTGAGAAGTTGGGCTTAATGCTTGTGAGTAATTAAACGTAAAAGGATTAAGTCTATCATAGAAAAAATTATCTGTATAATCATTATCAACTAGTGTAAGCCATTTTGTAAAACTAGACAACAAACTACGATCTACTTCTTGCTTTGTAAATTCGCCGTCTCTCCAGTCGCCGCCGATAAATTTATCTACATTAATAATATTTGTGTCATAATTTACTTTAATATTATTAAAAATTCTCTTTTCAAAATCTAAAAGTAATTCGTCTCTGTAATCAAGATACGCACGAATATAACTACCGTCGTGACCTTTAATAAATGCAACACCTATTGGATATGCATCAATTTCTACATTATCGGTGCCGCCGTGAGTTCCTCCGGTGCCTGGCATATATAAATTAATATTCAATCCGTTAAAGGTGTGTGTATGGTATGTTCCTGTGCCTCCAGCATCTATATCAGCAGTTGTTGCTGATTCTTTTGTAGTGTATAAAGGATAAAACCATCCTCTAATATTAGTAGCACTATCTTCACCGTAAATTTTATAAGGACCATCATCAGTAGGTTGATCTGTTTGGTAAGTATCATCTATAACTAGTTCAGGTTCGTACTTGGGATACAATCCTAATTTTGTTGGGGTTGGTGCAATATAACTTCCGTCAGATGTATTATATTCATAAATTTCAATAATGTCATTTTCAATTTGATTTGCACTAATATCAACATACCCATCTGATCTAAATGTGTAATCTTTGCCGTTAACTAGTTGCTTTTTATTAAGATAAACATTTACACATTTAGCTGATATTTTTTCTAAAGTAAATGCGGTGCTAAGAGGATATTGAGTTATTCTCGAATCTAAAACTTTATATTCTATTCTATTATTTGGTCCGTATGAAAGCATATCGGAAAAATAAAAGGGTTGAGATTTAATTTTATCTTTATTAATTACTTCTAAAACTTTATCAACGTGTTGTTTTGTTTCTCCGTCAAAACCTAAAGACTCAGCTGTTTCAAGAAATACTCTTTTAAACTTATTATATTCTTTGTTTGCATAAGATACAGATTTTATTAGATTGTATTTTTTATTAGTAATATGATACAATGACAAGTTTAACGGACTTGCGTGTTTTACAAATCTTTTACCGTATTTGTCTGTATCGCCTAGATCTCTAAGATTTCCAAGTCCAGGATATACTCCCTTAAACCCTGGTGCTTCTTCAATCATACTATTAACGTGATCAATAACCTCTCCTAGAGTAAATTCATTTATATCTTCGTTAAGAGGATTTCTTTCTAAGTTAATAGGAAGTTCATAATATCCGTTATTATTTTTTGTTTGTTTACTAAATGCTTTAATTACAACAGAATCGTTTTCTTGTAAAGGTGTATAAAAGTTTACAAATGCTTTCTGGTTAATTCTTGTGATTTCGTAATCTGTATTTTTTACACTTAGTTTATTGTTAACATACACTACAACTTTTAAATCGTTTAAGTCGCCTGCGCGGTCAAATACATCAATAGGAAAATCATTATTTAAATCAATATTAGCAATGTATTGTCTTATAACATACTGCTTACTTTGTATAGGATTATTTGTCCAACCATTTACATATGTAAAATCTGTTATAGTTTTATATTTTCTTAAAAAAGCTGTATCAGTTTTAACACTAACTAAATCTTCGCCGTCTTGTACACTAAAAGTATCATTCAACAAATTAAATTCAAAAACAATATCTCCAGAATTTTCAATTGTTTTATACGACAACGGAAACCCAAGTTCAACGTCATTAGAACCTTCACCTACTTTATAAGAAAATATCTTTGTTCCTTTAAATGTTGAGGAAGAAAATACATCTAGGTCTGCGTATTCATTTCCTTGCGGGCAACAAAGATCAAACAACGGAGGCTGATTTCTAGTTGTTTTTTCTTGTGCTTCTATCCAGACATTTTTATGGTAGTGAAATGTTTTGCCGCCGAACTTTTTACCTTGTGTAACAAATATTGTTTCTAAATCTAAAGGATTTGTATCCTCAGTTTCTACTAAATTAATTTGTCTATTATTATTAATTGTAACAAATCTAACTTTATAAATTTTACCAGAAACTAAACTATCAGTATCAGATGCAAATAATACACGCATACCTTCAGCTAAATCTATGCCGTCAATATTATAACCTAACTTTCCTTCAATAGTCGAAAATACATCTTTTGTAAAAGTATCTATTAAGTCGATATCAGTTTTTGCTTCGGCTCCATAATTAAATAATTTTAATCCTGCTTCAAACTCAATAATTGGACGTCTTGCTCTAAAATTTTCGTCTATGTCTACAGACAAATTATTATATTCGTAACTCTTTACCAAAACATCTCTATGAAACCACTTGTTATAACGACTCCAGGGATTTTTGTCTTGACTTGCACGATTAATTATAATATAATCTTTTTCAGCCGCATATGCACTTGCATTTGCAAATGGCAAACTATCAAATTTGTCACTATCAAATGGTATTAATTTATTTTCACTATATGACGCAGGAATTATTAGATCTTTTTCATTTATAAGAACAATTTTATCTCCAACACCTTCTACATACCAAAGATCTTGCTCATACTTTTTAGGCAATACGTCACCTTGGAATTCTACTTTCATACCATTTGATAGTGCAACACCATTTGCACTTGTATAAGTTTTCTTTCCTAAAATATCTTCTTCAACATTTAAAAAAGTGTTTTCTTCAATGTCATATACTCTAATAACACCGCTTGTATCTACATTATTTTTACTAATATAGTATAGTCTATCAGGTGCATTTGTAGGTATTGTAAATTCAATTGTACCTTGTTCAATGTATGCAACTGCAACTTCTTCACCTTCTTCACCTATTTTTCTAATTCCATCAGGATAAAGTGTAGATACGTTTTCATCGTCCTCAAATGTTACACTGCCACTGCTAGGTAAAACAATAAATTCGCCTACATCATAACTGATACCGTTTGCATCAAACAGTGTTGCATCATAAAGACCACTATCACGAAGTCCAGCAGACCCTGCTGTAATAATAGAAGAGCCTGGAGTAAAACTTCTAGTTATAGCAATAGCCATAGGATGGCCAGGTGCATCAATTTCAAATCTATAAGTTTGTCCTCTATATAATTTTAGTGTCGGATTACGTGTAAGTCCATCATTAAATACATAAGCAACATTGTCACCTTGGTCTTCTACTGTAACTGTATAAGTGCTTATAACTTCTTTGCTTTGACCTCTTACCGGAACACTTAACGGACCATTAGGGGCCCAGTAGTATTCTCTGAAATTTGTAAATTTATCCCAATCAATATTTGGGTTCCAAGCATAGTATTCGCTGTTGTTTAATCTACTGTGATTTTCTGTATTACTTTGGAAATAATTTAATGTTCCTATATAATCATTATAGTCTTTGTAAAAAGTTACATTGTCTAAATTGTCCTTTATTACAGTAGCCGGTTCAAGCTGATAGTTTTCTCTATCAGATGTTACATCCCCAATATAGTTGTCAGTTGATTTAAAAGATTTTGCAGTTTTTCTTCCTACATAACCGTTAATTCTTTCTGCCACACCTGGCTGAATTAACTGATCTATTGTTCCTTGGAGGAATTTTTTGTTAGCCTCAGTTCTAAAAAACTTAGGAATAAAGTCAGAAGCTGTTCGCTTTTCATTACCATTAGTTGGTAACGGGCTTTCGTTTTGATTATCATTGTAAGCCATTAGTAACTATTTCCTCCGCTATTAGTTATGAGTCCGCCAGTAGTTGATGTTGTAGTAGAACTGCTAGATGCACTAGTAATTCCATTTGTTATAGTTGTCGAAACACTAGTAATAACATCACCTGATGCTTGTAGTTCTGTTGCTGTTAATTCGTCAATTATTTCAATGTCGCTCACTTTTGCACCACTAATAAAAATTTCTTCTAATTCTGATTTAATCTCAAAAAGACTTCCGAAACTTTGGTTACCTTGACGGGGAACAATAATAATACTTAAAAGTTTTGGACTTAATGTATTCATAATATATGCACTAAGCTCTTGGAAGTAAAATGTTTCGCCAAAGTCCCAATTTTCTATTTCAAAAAATGTATCAATAGCAGAAATAATATCTGATTTTAGTTCATTTTCGTTTACAACTAAATTTCTATTTCTAACAATTTTAAATTTAACTTGCAAGTTTGTATCTGCCTTTTCGCCAAACAATACTTTATACTTAACTGGATGATAAACTACTTCGTCGCTTATTGACTTAATTGCAGTTATACTGTCTCCGTATGCCCTAGTTAAAACATCGTTGCTAGGCGGCGTCGGTTTTACAGAAGTTTGTCCTGAAATATATTTTCGCATTTCAGTATCATAATTTTTTGTTAGCAAATATGTGTCTATAATATTACTTGCACTTGGATCAATTCTATAGTTACTATCAGCAACGTGTACATAATGGAACTTTAATCCACTTCTTCCAGTAAATGCTTTGTAATTAGAATTAAGTGTAGTATTTCCAGCTGCCTTGTTTAAAGTTTTAAATACCTTTTCTTCTAACAAGTAAAAAATCTGTCCTTCGTTATGAGAATTATAAGCGCCAATACTGTTTTCATTGTTTACTATTTTAATTTCTAAGTTAGTATTATCAAAAAACTTATAATCTTCTACACCGTCAGTTGTAGTATATTTCTTTTGGAATATAATCTTCTTTGATATATTAACAAAATCATTATTTTCGTCAACAATAACATTAAAAATATCTAAATCATCTGCTGTTCCGTCGTCGTCTAAATCAAAAAATTCAACCTGTATTTTTCTAGTATCAGTATATCCTTCGCCGTCTCTATAAGCATCATTAATAGACCAAAGAAAATCTCTCGAATAAGAAGAATTACTTGACTGCTGTTTATTAATACTTAAAACTTTGATTTGGTCTCTAAATATTTTTCCTGAAGTTGGATCATAAATCTTATCTGCATTATCAAAAAAGAATCTTATTTCGTCAGCACTTTCAAATACATATCTTTGATTTCTATTAGTAATAGTATATGTTTCGCCATTAGTTTTAAAATATAACAACCAACTTGAATCTAAATTTTCACCGGAAATGTCTCCTGACTTTCCTAATGAAAATCCGTTAATAGTATTAATGTCTTCTGCAAGGATTAATTTCCAATCTCTTTCTTCTGTATCGTATCTAAGAGCAAAATCTTTATATGCAAAAGTTTGATCAATTATTTGTACCTTTAAATCATTTGAAAATGTTTTTGAAAATACTGGAACAATTTCAATTATTTTACTACCTTCATTTATAGTATCTGAAAGAACAATGTCTCCGACATTGTTTTCATCAAAACTATTTCCTTCATTAGTAACGCTAACAACTTTTGTCCAACGATACGTTGATGCTCCGAGCTCAGTATCTAAAGTAGTTAATGTTCCGTTTGGCAAGAAGAATTGCGGAGTACCATTAGCAGTAGTTGGAGGTGCAAATTTAATCATTGCGCCTGGTTCTAAAAATCTTAAATTATTTGTAACAAAAGATCCTACTTTAAATGTTTGGTTACTGTCAAGTTCTCCTACAAGTATTCCAGAATTTTGATTTGTACTTTGATAATAATTTTTCCAGACAGCTGATAAATCGCTTGTAGACTTTCTTGGATATTGTCCGTTATAGAAATTACGTAAGTTCGTAGATTGTATTATGCCTTCTACTGTATTATATATAACACCCTCAATATCACTTTGCGTAACAAATTTAAAATCAGTATTTGTTTCAAATGTATCTCTATAAATTACACCATCATCTGCAAACAAACTAGTGTTGCTGTATTTTCCTGTTGCGTCTTTAAGATCAAAATAACGGCTTATACCACTAGAGATTCTATTAACACTTTTTGTTTTAATAATATCTTGACTAATTGCTAACGGTCCAACATTATAATCTTCTGCTGTAATTAATCTGTTTTGTGTATAATAAGTTGCTGGAGCATTTTGTTTTATACTTGTATTTGTTTCAGTAGCTGATCCGTTTGATACTGTATAATTTAATCTTAGTCCAAGTGTAAGTTTTTCTAAGTTTCCGTTTCTACCTTGATAAGGAATTTCTATGTTAACATTACCGATAGAATTTGGAGTAACAATCATATTTGCATTAGCACTTGTTCTATAGAAAACTTTAAAATTACCTGCAGGTAAGTTTCCAAAAACTCCATCACTAAAAACTAAATTTATTCTGTCGCCTACTCTAGTTACAACTGAAAATATATTTCTTATTCCTGAAAAAAGGCTATTGTAAATTACGTTATTACCTTCTACATTATCTAATTTAGTCCAACCTTGTGTTTCAAAGCCGTTAGAATCAATGTTATATAACCATACATCGTCATTGTTAATATTTTCTGCATCTACTGCAATAATTTGATTAGGCACTGGATTGTTTACAGCAAAATTACCTGTTTCTAGTTTACCTTGACGGAAGTGCATAAAAAACCCAGTATTGATACTAGAAGCACCTTGACCGTCGTCGCGAAAAAGTAAAGCAGGACTTGTTCCTGGTAGAGGAGGTTCTTCTACAATTTTTGAACCTTGAATATCTGTACTTACAACTTCAAATCGTGTACTTACTCCTTCAATATTTTTAGAGAAAGGAAAAATAGCACTGTCTGTATTAGTAGATTGTAATCTATATTTTTGTGTTTGTACACCGTCAATATTCTGAGATTTCAAAGGATTACCAATTGAATTTTGTACAGGTAATGCAGCATTTAATATTTTAATAAATTGTTCAAAATAACCTGTGTTACTTTGATCATTCCATTTAATAACTCGACCTGCAAGCTGTGAGCCTGCGCTATCTTTTAAATTTTCAGTTGTTTTTACTGTAGCAATTTTTAACAATCCGTTTGCTGCTTGATTTCTGCGTGGATTGTATGACAACATACGTGCTAAACGAAGAATTGATTCTCTACGTTCTGCTGTTTCAAGGAAATTTTCTCTAGCATTTAGATCAACACGGAATGATAAGTTTTGCCCAAGGAATGCAATCATATCAATTAGTGCAAGGTATTCGCTAGACTCGATATAGTCGTTAAAATCTTCTGGATAGTTTTGACGCAGATAATTAATCATTGTTCTGCGTAAATTATCAAAATCATAGCTTTGGAAGTCTGCATTCCTAAAACTTTGATATATTCTTTTCCAGTCTTCAGTTACTAATAACCTTGATTGTCTGTCGCTTGTAGACATAGCAATTTCCTTGTTTTACTTAAAAATATTTATCTGATCTGAAAAAGTGCGTATTTAATTTTATAACAATCCGTTCTTCTGATCGAAGCGGAATTTTAGTTGTTCAGATATATCGTAAGGTATAAATGCAACAGTACAATCTATTGTAATTCCTTGCTCGTATGTATCTACAACTATTTCAGTAGCAGACAATCTTTCGTCATAGTTTACAATAGTAGTAACGTTATTAATTATAGCTTCTTGGATAGCCGGTGTAAACGGTTCGTATAATAAATCCCAAATAATACAACCAAAAGTAGGATCACTTAATTTTTCACCTTGGCGTATATGAAAATGGTTTATTAAATCTTGTTTGATAAGCTCAAAATCATACAAACTAAAACTATTATTTTCTAGATTAGCTGTGCTAAAGCCTCTGTATGCTCTTCCTGACTTTACTGTACGACTCGGGGCATTTACAGTAACTCTTTTATATAGATTTTTTTCTAGTTCGCTCATACTGTATTTACCCTATTCATCTGACCCAGGATCATTGTCATCATTTACTCCATCTGCATTTGGAGTACCGTCAGAATTTTGAGGTCCTGGTAAGTTTTGTTGATCTTCTGGTTGTACTACTGGATCTTCTAAATCATTACCTCTTTCTTCGTCAACTATTGGATTAACCGTTTCGTTAAAGTTAGAAGGACCTGCTGGTATTGTTCCGTTTCTTGGAAAGGTAAACGCTCCTCCTTCAGAGGTATGAGCACTAAAATGCATAGCATCATCTAAACTATTCCAGGCTCCGCCCCAACCTAAGCCGTGTTTATTTGCAATTTCTAATGTATTAGGTGGCATATCTGTCATAGGAGCATTTCTAGGTCTCGGTCTATAAAGTCCGTTTGGAAAAGTATTTTCTACAGGGTTTGGCCAATTAATATCTATAGCTGCACCACTAGCGTGACAACTCCAACTTCGGCCGCCTCTAGTTGACCTGTAAGAATATCCGCCTAAGAGTTTAATTTCATATCCAGTAGCTTCAAATTCATCTAAGAACGCTTGGAAGTTTGGAGCAAATACTTCTGCTACTTGACAGCTTAATCCAGCACGTCTTGCATATACTGATACAAGTCTGCCTTGACCATTTGGATCAAACTCTGTACTGCTTGGCTGTGTAGAATTTGGTGAGCTATTAACTTGACCGTCGCCTGTTCCGCCATCAAAACTTCCTGAATTTCCGGAAGAACCAACTACAGTTCTAGAACTTGTATTTGTAGCTTTATTTTTATTGAATATATCCGGTGTTTCAATTCTATCAGCTGGTACTAACGGGCCAGGCATTTCTCTATCAGTTTGTTCTTTTTTAAATGCTTGAGGATTTAAGTTTTCGTGATGCATCCAAGGTTCGTGCTGCGGAGCACGAGTTAGTATACTTTCGTAAGGAACAGGTTGTTGCGCACCAGGGAATATGTAAGGTAATGTGACAGTTGTTAAAGGTTCAATTTTTACTGCATCTACAGGATCACTTGCTTGTGTTGCATTAAATGCTGTAAGTGCAATAACTGTGTCGTCACCTTCCGATGCTGGACTACTGAAACCACTGTTTAAGTGTATTTGATCTGCATCTTCTTGAATAATTCCTACTGCTTGAACATTTACATTTGTTGCAGCATTATGATAAGAACTTTGTGCAGTAATAACGTGATGAGATCCTGTAGCTTCTTGATGCATACTGCCAGTACTAATATCAGTCATATTTGCTAATGTCTCAGTTACAATATTACCTGTTACTTTTAGACTTAGGTCTCCTTCTATAACTTTATGATCCCATCCTGTAATCACACCATCCATATTGCCTTGAATACGGAATCTACAATCTCCACTATCCATTCCTTCACCAGTTGTTGATAGATTATAACTTGCAGATTTATCGTATCTTATTCCAACAGTTAAATCGTGCATATTAACACCTGCATAACGGAAAGTACTTGCACCGCTCTTTTGATGCATTGATTGATCAGCTTTAATTCTTATATTTCTATTACTATGTACTGCATAATCTTTTTTAACAGTGGTTTTCATACCTAGAGAAACATTAGTATCAGACTCTCCTACAACAGTAAGTTTATAATCTTTACCTACGTGGAATTGTGTATCAAATTCACTTTCAATGTGAACACGGCCACTAGGTTTATCATCAAATGTTGCCTGACCATCACTCCATCTTGCTGAGGCGGACAAGTTAATATTACGACCTGCTTCTATATTAAAATCTCTTTCAGCAGTAAAATTAATATCATTATCTGACATAATGCTAATACTGTCTTGTGCGTGTATATCAATTTTACCGTCTGATGTTAATTCTATCCAGGCAGTTCCTCTGCTATTTCCGATATAAATTAAATCTTCCGAATTATGTAAAAGTATTTGATGACCAGTTCGTGTTCTTAGTCTTAATAATTCATTATGAGGAATAGTTTCGTCGCCGCCAGTTTCACCATTTAATCTATTAATATAGATAGGCGGTCCATCTTCTGCGTGTGTTGCTCTAAGGAACTTATCATTACCGTCGTCCATTACAACAGAATGTCCACCTAATCTATTATAAGGAACATTTGCTTTTTTACCAGTAGTACCTACATCAAATCTAGGGCTTCCTGCACGTTTATCTTGTGGACCGGGTGTATTAACTCCAAATACTGCACTAGGAATTTCTCTTCTAGCACTTGAGGTTGTTGTTCCTCTATTTTCATCAAATAACAAACCTTGTACTTCAAGAATATTTGTAAAGTCTTTGTTGTATGGTTTATTAAATAATGTAGGATCTATTAGTTCGCCTGTTTCTAATTTTTTATTATATTCACCTACTGGTAATTTTGCACCTTTTAAATTTTGTGGTGTAACGTCTGTTGTTCTATCAGTAGAAGCACGACCGTCAGGAACCATAAAATTCATATAGTCGTCTTGTATACAACCAATCCAATATCCAAAATTTGCATTTCCTTCAGCAAATATAACAAGAACTTTAGTTCCAATATCTGGTGGTACCATCCACATACCGTAAGATTTTTGAGTATACTGATATCCATCATTTTCTTGTAGTCCTTTTACAGGTGTAACACCATAAAAAGGAGAAAGATATTTTACGTTCATTACCTGACCACTGCGCTCAGGTGTTCCGCCGGCGCCTGTATATCTTAGAATTTCTACTTCTAAGGTACCCATATATTTGGTGTCAAGATGATTGACAACAATTGCTTCGTATGGCCCGGAGTCAAAGACTCCAGTTAATGCCGACGTTGTTCTAGTATAATTTCCTGACATTTATATCTCTCTTAAATTGCTCCTGATTGACGCCACGAACTAGCAGCAGCTTCAGTTGTAGATGTAGTTCTACTATCATTGTCGTCGTTTCCAGCTTCAGTAACAGTACTGACTCCGCTTGTGCTAACTGGTTCTGGACACGGAGTTCTTGTAGGAGGTGGTGGCGGAGCCGGAGGCGCTCTTCCTTCTAATGCTTCATTTTGTTCTGTTAGTCGTTGTTCTCTTCCTCTTGGATCTGATGCATCTGGATCAGTATCACTTTGTACATCCTCTCCTGCTCCTCCAAACGCTTCTAAAGGATCTGTCGTATCGCTCGGCTCAGTTCCCGGAATTTGGTTTCTTCCTCTTGGATCTGTTAGATCTGGATCTGTTCCCGGAGGAACTACACCGATATTTGTTCCTGCGACATTTGAAGCTCCGATATTTTGCTCACTGTGAGGAGAAGCCGCAGCAGCACTTGTTCCGTGGACTAGAATATCTTTAACCTTTTTACCTGTTCTAAAATCATATCTATCATCTAACGGATCTATAACTTCGTACACATAAACTGCATTACCGCCAGGGAGTTCTGATCTCAGTATTGGTTGTGATCCAGGTCTGCCTTGTCCAGATACTGCACCAACACTAGTTCCAGCTGCTCCTCTTGCAACTTGTGTTCTTGGTGACTGACCTGTTTCTGGTACTGCGCCACTAGGCCCGTCTGAGTTAACATCGACTAGCGTTGTTTCTCCTGGTTCACCTAGTCTAATTTCTTCTAATTCTTGATATAAAGTATCAGGGTCGTGGTTAGCTCTATTAAGGCCATCACCTGCATAATAGCTTTGACCTTTTTGTACTATTCTTGATTGTCCTTGTAATCTATACGGTACTGGCATACTTGCAAATTCCTGTGCAAGTTTAATCATAAATCTATCAGTTGCGTATGAGCCTTCAAGCCATTCGTTTAATTTTCTATATCTTTTTAAAATGCCTATAATTAATGCATCTTGTACATCACCTGTATAGCGTGTTGTTAAAGGATCTATTCCTAAAATTTCAATTGCGCCAGTAAGTGTGCGTTTAATAAACTGATATCTGCCGCAAGCACTAGAAGCATATCCTGAATTAATCCGTTGAGTTTGAAATCTCTGAACTTCTGCACACGTCATTTGTATTAGCGAAGGTTCGGATGTTCCGGGCCATAGACTAGTATAAGGATCTGCGCCAGCTACTGCTTCACCTTTAGCAATTAAATCTAAAAGTGATTTCTGTTGATCTGTAATCGATATTGCAGGCATTATACTCCTCCATTACCGCCTGGACCTGCAGGCGGTCTTGATCTTGGTGCAGGTGCAGAGAACGGTGGAATTTGTTCTCTACCTCTTGGGTCAGAAACAACAGGTCCAGCGCCGCCGAATGCACTTAAAGATGTGTCACTGTATGTACCTTGTCGAGGTGCTGCTGGGAATATAGATTGGTTCGGCGACCAAGAAAAATCTCCTATTTGAATTACTGGTTGGCTAAAGGCAATATCATCGCCTGCTGCTGTTGAGTTTCTATTAAACAATGGCATACTCATTAATAAATTTTCTGCCGAAGTTGATGTTAAATTTGCAACTGCTGCGACAGCACTAACAGGTTGCGTTGTTTGGCAGGGATCAGATGCTCCAGCAGTACTATTCACAGAATTATTAGCACCGGTAGCTGCATCTGTACCTAAAGTACGTTCTGTAGATTCATTAAGTGATGTTTGATCATCAGGGCTAATTGGATTTCTATTTACTGTAGGCTCGTCATCTTGACCTCTACGTCTAATCAGTTTAAGTAGTTGGGTAAATTTTCCACCACTGAAAGTATTTGTTACGGCCCATATACTAAACAATCCACTAAATTGAGATACAGACTGTGGAAATTCCATTGTTGCTCCTGCTACTTGATAATCAAACGGAGTGTTAAAGTTTACTACACAAAATACTTCATTTTGAAGATAATTCATTGTACGTTCTTGTAATACGTTTGGATTATCTGTAGAATTGCCTAAAAAGTTTCCTGTTTGCTGAGGTAAAAAGAACGGATCTCCCCAAATTTCCATTTCAGCAGTGACCATATCAGCAGGAGAATTTATTAAAGTATTGTGAAATTGTTCTGCAATACGTTGTTTTACGTCTGAACTTTCAGATCCAGCAGTATACCTCATTTCTGTTGTTTCTTTAATTTGTCCGCCTGATTCTCTTTGACCTGTGGGCGGATTTTCTAAAGAAAGTCTTGTACCTTTTTGCTCGTCGCCGTTTTGCTGTGTAGCTTTGTTCGAGCTTGCTTGTGCAATTGATGCACTATTTTGTCCGTAGTTAGCAAATGCTGCTTGGAAAAATGCATTATTAAATGCAATATCAAAGTTTAATACATCTTCGTTTTTTCCTGTATAGAAATAATTGTATTCTTTTGGTGCAAGTGCTTTTAGTCCTTCTGTGTTTTGAGCACGTTGGCTCGGTCCTAAAAACTTTGCTTCGTCACTGTGATAATCTATAATACTATACACATATACCCTTGGTGATCTTCCTCTTTGTTTTTCTGCTATAGGATTTTTATCTATAAAAACTTGTGTATCTATTTTAAACCATTTTCGAGTACCGTTGTTTGTTTCTTCTGTTGCTTTCTCTTTTGCATACTTACTTTGCAAAATAACTTTAGTAATAATATCTGTTATCATTTCGCCTTGTTGAAATTGATAAGTTCTACCTTTTTCAGATACATTTGTTTCGGCAGATCCTATATCAACAACATCGCCAAACTCGTCATAAGATGCAGCCTGTTCAGCTTGAGGTTGTTGTCCCGGTTCAGCAGTATTTTCAACTAAATCGCTTAAACCTATCTCATTCATATTATTTGGATCGGCGGTATATGCTTTTAATACATTAAACAATTGACTAGGAGCATTAACAGAATTGTTTTCTATACCTTCTTGACGTTTCTCTGTACTCCTATCAATTTCTGGATTAGCTAGTCCTTTTTCTCTACGCTGTTGTTCTGGTGCGTCAACTGTTAATGCTTGGTTAAGGCCAGCAACCTGGTTTGACAATCCGTTAACTAAATTTACAAGATCTGCAGGGTTTTTTGGAAACGCAATAATATATCTATCTTCAGCAATTACTGTTCCAGCTTGCTCTAGTTCTTGTACTCTTTCGTTATAAACTGCTTGGACACTTCTTTCATCTCCGTTTAAAACTTCATAAACTTTTTGTCCTGCTGTATTAATTCTAGTTTTAGTTTCCTGTATCTTATCGTCAAGACCTGTTTCTGTCATAGGAACAGCTTTCACAGAATATGTACTACCTTTGCCTGTTACAGAAAAATCTATTTTTGTAATTAATACAGGAACATATATAGGATCACCTATATTAATTGCAGATTCGCCGTGCTCGCCCCACCCAACAAACTCAAATTTTAAACAAAACGGAACGTCGGTATAATTTGAATAGCCTAATTCAGCAGAGCTGCCTAATATTGCTTCAATAAATTGACCCATACTATACGGCTCAACAACATCAAAAGTAACAGTAGTTCCAAGGGCTACGTTTGTTGCAGTGTTTGGCGCAATTACTGCATCCATTTCTACATTATCAATATAATATTCTGCGTCTTCGTCGCCTTCTAAATAAGTTTTATATCTTTTATCAAGTTTCCCGCCACCGCTACGCACAATATAGCTTTGCGTAAAATCATCTGCGCCCCTGTATGTTCCAGGAAAATTAAATTCTTGATCATTAAGAACACCCAAAGTTATAATATAGTTCCAGCTTATCATTTCTCTTAAAGGATTTGGCAATTTACTTGCCGCTGTTCCAGAACGTGATATAGCACTCACTCCTGCGCCACTAACTGCGTCACTATCCCAAGGTGATTTAAATGTTAAATCTAAAAAGTCTCCTGTTATTCCTGAAGTATCTCCAAGTCCTTCTGCTAGTTGTCTAATTCTATCAAATTCTCCACCAACTGATCCTATTAATTCTCCAACATCTCTAGGAAGTACTGTAACAACATTTTGAATAAGATTATTAAAATTTCCAAAACTTCCAACTATTGAATTAAGGCTAGAAATATCAAAACCGTTTAATGCAGAAATTTTTCCTCTAATAGAACTTACAGTTGAACCAAATGATCCAGATACTCTGCTAAGTGTTCCAGCTACATTTGAAATTGTTCCTAATGTATTTGTAATTTTGCCTAATCCAGATAGTCCTGCATTTATATTAATAGATCCTCTATTAGAAATACCTTGTATTTCTTGTGCTACAGCACCTGCGGCTGCTGCTACATTTCCTACTTGAGAAATGTTAGGAACTAGTCTGTTTAAACTTTGTGGATTAAAAATATCATTAGCGTTTAAATTAGTGTCAATAAAACTCCTAGCACTAGTTGTAGCTCCAAGTGTAGATAAATCTGCACCAACTGCATCTCTAATTTGTTGCATTGCTGGAGTAACGTTTCCAGCTTCTGAAGCGAATCTTCCTTGTAAATCTCGTGTCAGTGGCTGAGATTGACGTGTTATCGATTCTACTCCAACTCTAAGAGAGTTTAATTCAGATGTAGCAGTGTTTATAATTTTTGCAAAATTAATTGCCATTTTACTTTCCTAAAATAGCCGACAAGTTTGATCCCTGAGGCAAATATATCTTTGTGCCAGCAACAAAGTCAAAGACAGGATCTTTAATTATATCAGGATTGCGTTGAGCAAAAATCCACCAAAGATCTTTTTTTCCGTATAAATCGTGTGCTAGTAAATCTGGTCTATAATTATAAGCTGGAATTATTTCGTATAATACGTCATTACCTGCAACAGGTACAGGACGAGGTACAAATATATCTAAATACCCTGCGGTATTAACCGGAGTTTTTCCGTATGGTCCGTTTCCTTTACCTTTCATTATACAAATCCTTCGTCTTGACCAATGTGTCTGCCTGATGCATAATCAGTTAAACTAAATCTTGCTTGAGATCTTCTAGCGTACTGTGGAGCAAGTGTTACTGTTATTGTTGCTTGAGCAGGAACATAGTTTTCTTTTCCGTCAACTACTGTTTTTATATAATCTATATCCGCAGGAAGGTCAGTTGTAAAGTTTGTAATTAATACTGGAATATCATTAAGTACGTGAGGACCATAACCATTTAATCTACAGACAACGGGCGGCTGTCCTAATAATGCTTCTTGTCCGCTGTCTCCATAAAACATTTTAGTAGCCGTTCTTAAAAAATGTATACAGGCAATAAAATACTGTGCATCTTCAGTAGTTTCATTTAAGTATTCACCAGTAATTGTATAATTGTCAACCTGACTATTTTCATAAGCATTATAAGGAAAATTAGTATGTACTGGATGAACTTGAGAATAATTTGCACTATGTCCAATTAGCACTGTAGGAGTAAAAGGAAAAATCATTCTATTTCCTGTTCCAGCTAATGGACTTAAAATCTGACCAGCATTTGGACCTGCTATAAATATTTCAGGAACACTTATACTTACTCTCCAATCGCTTGCATCTGCTGTCGAAATGTTTGCCGATAATACTGCACGAGATAGTTGGCGCGATCTTGGAGCAGCATTGTATCCTACTCCTTGAGAAGCATTTCCTATCATTCGTATTGCACTACCTACATTTGCTAAACTATTGCCTCGATTAATTAAGTTATCTACAGCACCAACTGTGTTTCTTAACGACCCTGCAATTGTTGACACTTGTGAAAGTGTGCCTGTTAATCCGCCAGAGGTATCAAAATTTCTAATAGTGCTTGCAGCACGATTTATGTTCGAACTAACGTTATTAATAGTGTTAGACACAGAACGTATATTGCTAAAAGCATTATTCACTTTTGTACTAAGATTGTTAAAGGCACTAAAAATACTCATAATACGGTTTCTCCATTAGTATTTAGTTGACAAACTTAACAGAGTATATTATAATAAATATAACAACTGGAGCAACAAATGAGACCTAAAAATTACCTCAATAACAAAGACATTCTCAAAGAAATACATCGATCAAAAAATACATTCAATAGCTTTGTTGAAAAAGATTATGCAAACTATGATATTATTTTAGAAAGCGTTGATAAAATTAACATTAGAACTATTGCAGAAGCAAAACGTAACAAAGCAAAAAAACTAAGCAGCGAAGAGTACGATAAACGTAAAACAGCAGGTGAAAAAGTTAAACAAGCAGACTGCGAAATTGACTATAAAAGCATTACCAAAGAAGAATTAATTTTTCGAATTATGACGTTTGATCATATTCCAGAAGAGCCAGGACGTAAAAAGAATCCTAAAACTATAGCAGATACAAAAGTAAAATTAAATTTTCCACCTTTTCAACACTATAAGTTTAACGAAGACGGTGAACTAATCTGTGTTGGCAAAAGTCATTGGCAAGGTGGTATGGAAAACGGATACTTTAGTATAACCCACGGAAAAGCTACAGACAAACTTGCACTTATGTGGATGAAACTGTGTGATCGTTATGCTACAAGAGGAAATGTGAGAGGATACACCTACAATGACGAAATGCGAGGACAAGCGATACTGCAACTTGCTCAAATTGGTCTACAGTTTGATGAGTCTAAAAGTCAAAACCCCTTTGCTTACTACACAGCGGCAGTTACAAACTCATTTGTACGTGTTATCAACATTGAAAAACGCAATCAAAACATTAGAGACGACATCCTTGAAATGAATGACTTGTCTCCAAGTTATACAAGACAACACCAAGGCGAGTGGGAAGCAAGTGTTCGTAGAAACGAAGAAGCCGATATGAGTTCATTTTCTAAAAAATAAGGTTGACAACTGTATAATTACATAGTATACTTTAACAAGTATATATGGAGGATAATCCTTGTTTAAGAAAGCTGCGGTGTTTACAGACATCCATTTTGGCCTAAAAGGCAATAGTCGTGTTCATAACGACGACTGTGAAGAATTTATCGATTGGTTTATTGAAACTGCAAAAGCTAACGGTTGCGAAACTGGAATCTTTTGTGGAGACTGGCATCATAATCGTAATTCACTTAATCTTACCACTATGGATGCAACTATTCGATCAATGGAAAAGCTAGGAGCTGCATTTGAAAAGTTTTACTTTTTTGATGGCAATCACGACTTGTATTACAAAGACAAGCGTGATGTAAACAGTACTGCATTTGCAACATACATTCCAGGTATCACATTTGTTGACAAAATTACAACAGTTGATGATGTAACACTTGTTCCTTGGTTAGTAGGTGACGAATGGAAAAAAATGACCAAATTAAAAAGCAAATATGTGTTTGGTCATTTTGAACTTCCTAGCTTTTATATGAACGCTATGGTGCAGATGCCAGATCACGGTGACTTGAAGGCAACAGATTTTGCTAACCAGTCATATGTTTTTAGCGGACACTTCCACAAACGTCAAGTACAAGGTAACGTGCATTATATCGGCAATGCGTTTCCGCACAACTATGCAGATGCGTGGGACGATGATCGCGGTATGATGATTCTTGATAGAGAAAATAACAAAGAACCTGAATATATCAATTGGCCTAACTGTCCTAAGTATCGGACAGTTAAACTTTCTCAGCTATTAGACGAAACAGACACGCTTGTTAAAAACAAAATGTATCTGCGAGTAACTCTAGACTTACCTATTAGCTACGAAGAAGCAAATTTTATCAAAGAAACTTTTATAAAAAATTATAACTGTCGAGAAATTACTCTTATTCCCCAAAAACAACTAGAAGAAATTAACACAGATTTAGATATTGCACAGTTTGAAAGTGTAGATCAAATTGTTGCAGGTGAAATTGCAGAGCTTGACACTAACAATTACGATAAAAGTATGCTGCTAGAAATTTACAACGGACTAGAACAATAAATGATTCGTATTAAAGATTTAACCGTAAAAAACTTTATGAGTGTAGGTAATCAAACCCAGGCTGTAGACTTCGATAAGGAGAACCTAACACTTGTGCTAGGTGAAAACTTAGATCAAGGCGGAGATGACTCAGGATCACGCAATGGTACTGGTAAAACTACCATTATTAATGCTCTTAGTTACGCATTATACGGTACTGCACTTACAAACATCAAAAGAAACAACTTAATTAATAAAACTAACTCAAAAGGTATGTTGGTTACACTACATTTTGAGAAAAATGGTATTGATTATCGTATTGAACGTGGACGTTCTCCTAATGTGTTAAAGTTTTTTATTAATGAACAAGAACAAGAGCTTGTTGACGAGTCACAAGGTGATAGTCGCAAAACACAAGAAAGTATTCAAGAACTTTTAGGTATGAGTCACGATATGTTTAAACATATTGTTGCACTAAACACCTATTCAGAACCTTTCTTAAGTATGCGAGCAAATGATCAACGTGCAATCATTGAACAATTACTCGGTATTACATTACTAACTGAAAAATCTGAACTACTAAAAGAACAAGTTCGAAATACTAAAGATGCTATTACTCAAGAAACACTTAAAATAGAAGCAATACAAACTGCTAATTCAAAAATTGAAAACACTATTGAAAGTTTAAAAAGAAATCAACGTGCGTGGCTATCAAAAAAATCACAAGACATAGAAAAACTTGAGCGCGGTATTGAAGAACTTGAACGTGTAGACATTGATTCAGAACTAGATGCACACGAAAAATTAGCAAATTGGACAGAAATGAACAATGCTATTTTGGCTCTTAATAAAGAAAAAAGCACATTAGAAAGTGCATTACTACGTGCTACAAGTTCTGTTGAAAAGGCAGAAAAAGACATTGCAAATCTTGAAGATGCAACCTGTTATACTTGCGGGCAAGCACTGCACGACGATAAACGAAAAGAAATTGAGTCAAGAAAAGACAAAGAATTAAACGATGCAATGGCTTATCAAGTAGAAGTTGCAGGAAAATTAGAAAATGTGCTCAAAGGCCTAGACGAAATTGGTAATATTAACGGCCGACCAAACACATTTTATGAAACTGCTAAAGAAGCATACGAACATAGAAACAACGTAGATAATTTAAAACAAACACTTCTAAACAAACAACAAGACGAAGACCCGTATCAAACTCAGATTGACGAGTTGAACTCTAGTGCTATTCAAGAAATATCTTGGGATATAGTAAACGAACTAACAAATTATAAAGAACATCAAGAATTTTTGTTAAAACTTCTTACAAACAAAGATAGTTTTATTCGCAAGAAAATTATTGATCAAAACCTAGCATATCTAAACAACAGACTTACATCCTATCTTGATAAACTAGGATTGCCGCATCAAGTTCTGTTCCAAAATGATTTGAATGTTGAAATTACACAACTAGGTCAAGACTTAGACTTTGATAACTTGTCAAGAGGCGAACGCAACAGACTTATCTTAGGATTAAGTTTTGCATTCCGCGATGTCTGGGAAAGTTTGTATCAACACATTAACTTGTTGTTTATTGATGAGCTAATTGACTCAGGTATGGATACTGCTGGTGTTGAAAACTCGCTAGGCATTCTCAAGAAAATGGGAAGAGAGCGTGATAAAAACATTTATTTGATCAGTCACAAAGATGAACTTATTGGTCGTGTTAATCACGTACTAAGAGTTGTAAAAGAAAACGGCTTTACAAGCTATGCAAATGATATAGATGTGGTAGACTGATGGAAAGTGATATACACGATCAGTTAGTTCAAGCATATTTAGAGTATTTCAAGGCTAACGAAAAATTTGAAAGGCAAAATAGTGTACGTACACACAGGTATGTACGTAAATGTTTAAGAGACATTAGGCAACTAGCAAAAGATAGAGCAGAAGAAATACACAAATTGCATAATGCAACCCGAATAACCAGAAAATAGGCAAAACAATTTAGGCTCTGGTAAGTAACTGATGCAGTGGACTTACCAAGGACAAACAATTGACACTATACCAGAAGAGTATGAAGGCTTTGTTTATCTTATTACCAATCTTACCACTGGGCAAAAATACGTAGGCAAAAAACTAGCAAAGTTTAAAACAACTAAGCCACCACTCAAAGGCAAAAAAAATAAACGTAGAGGCTACAAAGAAAGCGATTGGAAAGACTATTGGGGTTCATCTGATAGACTTAATGCTGATGTTGAAGCACTAGGCCCAGAAAATTTCATAAGAGAGATATTATATCTTTGCAAAGGCAGAGGCGAAATGTCTTACATCGAGGCAAGAGAGCAATTTGACCGCCGTGTATTAGAGAGCGACGAGTATTACAATGGAATTATTAATGTTAGAGTTGGCGGTTCCGACAAATTGCGACAGGCA